TGGTAGCTACAGAATAAGTAGTATCGGTAAATAATGCGTTAGCCGGCACTGATTTACCAAGAGAATATGTCGTAGCTACAGGAACGCCATTAGAAAAGAATACCGGCTGTGTTGCTGAGCCAGCAGAAGTAGTCAACTTAGCAGCCGCTGCCGCAGTTTCTGTCTTTCCAAGTTTGTTTGCTATAGCTTTATTCATAGCTGCTGCACCAGTTTTATCTTCTGCAATGTAATCCGCAATTTCTTTTAGCGTATCATAAGTAGCAGGAGCACCATCAATCAGTTCATCTTTTACTGCAGTCTTTGCCGCTTCAATAGCACTGTTCATAGCAGTAGTAGTTGCGTAATTGGCAGCAGCTACTCCACCTAATTTACTACTGTCAGCAGCAGTTTCTGTTTTGTCAAGCTTGCCAGTATCTAACGCTTCAAAATTAGCGTTTATCGCAGCATCTCTTTCACGCTGCGTTCCAGTTCCAATTTTTTCTACAGTCATTGTAAATAACCTCCATCCAAAATTATTTTCCCTGCGAACGCTTCGCTCGCATTTATAACAACGTTACCGTTATTATCTACGCCGGTATTAGCATAACAAGGATAGCTAACACCATCAATGATTTTTGTTAAGCTGACGATGATAGGACTGCTCCCTGCCTGGTGTTCCTCGGCAGATATGGTCAGTACAGAATCGCTGCCAACTTCTGTAAAATCTTCTTCAGTAAAATTTTTGATATATACTTTGTCACCGGTTTTTTTAGTCAGCGACGCCAGTATAACGATGCCTGCAAACCTTTCAGGGACTTCAATGATTGTGTTTACTGAATCCATATATACGCCAGTAAGTACCATTTCATACTGCGGCTTTTTGACTTCCCTATAGACACCAATAAGTCTGCTGTTCCCCATTGCCATAGTAAGACGCCACATGCCATTGCTTTCAGTCCATCTGCTATCTGATGCCGTAAACTCTTTTGTTATAGTGCCGCTTTCAAAACGAAGTAAAATATCTTCTGCACGCTCTGCTGCGTCTTCTGCTTTTTCTGCATCTTCCTTAGCAGATCCAGCACTTTCTGCAGCAGCTGTTTCAGACTTCTTTGCAGCGTCCGCACTCGCCTGTGCCTGCTCCATAGCAAATTTAGGATTAGGTCCAGAAACAAGTTTTTTACCAGTTTCGTCCCAATAAAATCCTTCGTTTGGCATAGGTCGTGGTAACACTGTGGAAATATCTGTAGGAGCTGAATCTGATAAACGAATTGCTCTTATTGCACCATCCCATAATTGCTGACAAATTATTGTCAGTTTATCTAATGCTGCCTCAATAACATTAAACGGCCAATGTGTACCTAACTGAGATTCCTGCGTTATGGGAACCTCACGATATAAGACAAGCTGCCAGCCTTCTGGTAATACTGGAGGTCGCTCTGCTTCTGGTGGTTCTGCTCCTGGCGAATACCCCGGATAGAAAACAACTGCCTTTTCCATATCAACGAAATAGTCTTTTGTTAGAGCAGTTTCATTTAAATCAGGATCGACAAGTACTACATTAATATCGGTCTTTTCCAATATCTTAAAAGAATAGCCAAACTCTGTCGCTACACCGTTACCATTATAGATAATCTTATTTTCGCTATTGCCTATCATAATTTCTCTCCTGTTCTATAATAGGAATCATACCTTTTTCTTTTATGATCGGCATTAGCTGCTTATGTTCAATTTTCAGAGCATTTAGTTTTTCATTCAGGTCTTTAATAGTATTAGCGAAACCTATAACTTGACCGTTTTGGATTACAACAAAATTTTGCATAAAATATACCTCCAATCTTTAAAATAAATTTAACCCCTTCTCTTTGTTACTATCTTTTATTTCCATAAGCCTCTCCTTCCAAATAAAAAAGCGCCTACCGAAGTAAGCGCTTTCTATTAAATTCTAACTAACTTATGATACTATTTTATCATGTCAATATGTCGCCAAGTGTCGCCAAAAATATAACCGCCTCCGCTATCAAACCCAATAACCTTACATTAATATTTTAACTCCGTTTTATAGGCGTTTTGTCGGAAACTTTTTATTTTTATTGTAAATGTGATATAATTGTGAAAGCAACTAAAAATAAACTCGATATTATAAGGTTACTCTGCTAGTGGAATCGCTGCTAGGAGAAGGTAGCCTATAATAAAAACTGCTATCTGTTGAAAACGGCATGAGCCATTCGGGCTTCTCGTTTTCAATCAGTTTAGCGGTTTTATTTTTATAGTTAAACATCATTCACAGATATATCTGTAGTTTTAAAATTACCATGACGTACTTTATATAATGTTATCGACACTATAGAAACTTTTCATTTTTCTCGTCCATCTGAAATAAAATATTCAAAATACTATCTTCTTGAATGCCTAGCCTCTCTAATTTGAGTTCTACTTGACCTTGCTTTTTAGAGTAAAGCCTTATTGCATTAGCAAGCTCTGAAACGGCAGCGTTATTACATAAACAATCCAACCCATCAAGCAAATCATCTAACCAATCATTATAAATATTCCATTCTTCAAGATAGTCTTTTACATCATTCGACGAACATTCCATTTTATGATCACTGCTTTCATTTATATATTTTGCTTCAAACTCATTTCGATTCATATTTTTTACCGCGTGTATAAATCTGGCGACAGCTTCTACTTTATCGTCAGGGCACGACGACCTATTTTCGTTCATGGTATATCCTCCTTGATATACCAACCGAAAACTGCTATACTATTGTTATCAGCTTCGGCTGGTGGTTGAAACACTCGCTGGTCTTTCCACGGAAAAGCGGGTGTTTCTTTTTTTATATTACGCTCCTACTTTTTTATTATCAATAATACTTTGTATTACTGGAATTACCTTCCTATAGTATCTAAATGTTTCTACCTGTTTTTGACAATGACGTGATTTGTCATAAAAATATCTACCGTATTCAGCAGTTTTTAAACTATGCTGGTTAGCAATCCTACCAACCATATTACCGCTAATGCCCAATTCTTTGCCAACCTCATCTGCAGATAGAGTGTTTTCATTTATAGCCTGCATCGGTAATAATGGTACACCGCTTAAGACCTCTGCTGCTTTCTGCTGGCAGATATGCTTGTACTCGCTAATATCTGTCATCTGAGCTACTTTAAGAAAAGTTGATGCTACTCTTGCCCTGCTGTTATTTAAGCGGGCTTCTACTTCTTTAGCTTTGATATCCTGATTTACAGAATACGATCCGGTTTTACGAATAGAAGGAATTACTTCAGCAACTACCCATTCCTGAAAAGCTTCAGCGGCTGGCAATTTTGAACGAAGTACTAATGAGTATAATCCAGCTTCGTCGATAATTACTTGGTTGGGATTGCCTCTTGTAATACCGTCGCGAATCGTTACGGTATTTTTGTGATGGTCTTTCACGTGCTTAGACAAAGCATCTCTTGTGTTGCTGTACCCCAACACTTCAGCAACATCTTTACCTACAAACCACGGCTCATTATTTTTTTCAATTACTCTAACTTTACCAAAAGCTTCGTTTTCAAAAATCTTCAGTTCGTTTTTCATAAAAATATACCTCCCAAAATAAACATCTTGAAAGGCCTACGTAAAAATGCTATACTATTTTAAGAAATAGTACGGTTTCCGTACGCCTTTCTGGTTTGAAACTGTCACCCGTTAACCGGCCAAAGTTAGCGTGACAGTTTCTTTTTTGTTTCTTGCTCTTCTTCTCGATATTCAAAGATATCACTTACATCACACTTAAGATAACAGCAAATTTTATTCAGCGTATCTAAATCAACACGCTTTGTTCTGCGATAATACAAACTTGTAAGTGTTGTTCGAGATATACCAGTCGCTTGGGATATTTCACTAACTTTTAATAACCGATTAGAAATTAACATTGGAAACTTATTGATCAGCATGCCATTCACCTCCTTCCCAAATTCCAGCAAAACGTTCAGAGTGTTGAACATTTTGATAGTCATAGTATACATTACAATTACTCTCATGTCAATACTTGCTGAACAAAACTTTGTACTTTTTGTTCAATACATGATACAATTAGTCATGTAAGAGGAGGTATTTTAATGTTAAAATGCAATTTAGCAATGCTACTAGCAGAAAGAGGCCTAAAAATTTCCAAGGTCTCTAAAGATACTGGTATATCTCGAACAACACTTACCGCTTTAACAAATAACACAAGTCAAGGCATCCAACTAGAAACAATTGATAAATTATGTTTATATCTAAAAATTGATCCTTCAAAATTCTTTATTTTTTCAAGCGCCTCGCTATCCTTTGTATTTGAAAAAAATGAAAAAAAAGAATTTATTATCATTAATTTTAGTGAAAAATCTTTAGGAAATCTTAAAGTTATGGCAGATTTTCAATTAAATAGTCCTATTTATCCACTAAAAAGAGATTATTCAATAATTGTTTCAGTTTATAATCCATCACTACTTTGTACTTCCTTAGGAATAACCTTTGACTTATCAAGACGTCAACATACAGAATTATTAGAAGAATTTGAGTTTGGATTTGAACACTTTAGCAGATTTTATGAAAACCTTCCTGTCATTTTTAAAACAGATTTTGAAAATAAATTATTGCATGAAATATGTAAAAAACATAATATAGACCCTTCAAAGGAAACTATAGATTTTAATATATCAATAGCATCTTTCTAAAACAGCCTACGGGCTGTTTTATTTTTTATTATGAACATGTTATAATTGTGAAAAAGAACTTTTTTGAGGTAATTATGATAAAAATTTTTTTTCTTTTATTAATTTTAGTTATACCAAGATTTTGTTTTGCTGCTAATTATGAATTATCAGACTTAGATATTAGACTAGATATTCCTGATGAATATATTGTAATTACACAACAAACATCAAATGATCATAACTTTGAAAAATTGGGATTAAGTAAAAATGAATTTATAAATAAATTAAAAGAAAAAAATATTGCTTTATATGCTGTTAACTATACTAAAGGTATATCAATAGAAATACATTTTAGAAACTCTAATGATGAAGAAAAAGAATACTGGAATAAGTTAACACCAGAAATGGTGAAAAGCAATAAGTTTCAAAGCGATGCAGAAAGTAGATCAAAAGCCTGGGGACTGAAACTTTCAGAAGCAGCTCTTTATGAAGTTAATAAAATTAAGTTCATGTGCTTTAAAAAAGAAACAAATGAAGATAACTATATTGATTATTTTTATACTACATTGTTAAGTGATAAAGTTATTCTTTTTGTAGGAGAAAGTTCTAGTAATGATTTTGATGTGTTAAAATTGGATATGGAAAAAATTTTAAACAGCATAAGGCCATTGGAAGCTGAAATGATTATTAGCAATAATGATAATAATAAAATATCAAATAAATACTATCTTTATTTAATTGGATTAGCTGTTTTTTTTAGAATTTTGTGGAATGTTATAAAAAATAATAAACAAAAATAAAACCGCTAAACTGATTGAAAACGAGAAGCCCAAAAGGCTCATGCCATTTTCAACAGATAGCGGGTTTTATTATAGGCTCAATCCTCTAGTAGCATTCCACTAGCATTAGTTCCAGCTCCTTTGGGATACTAAAGTTAAACCGCCCCATAATTGGGTCGGTTATTTTTACTCTTTTAAACTATACTTCTCATTTGCCATGGTAGCAATCCTTATAATATCCTGTTGGTACTTATCCATCTGTGTACGTTTCTCCTGTGCAGACAACTTAGGATTATTAAGTATTGTCTTCCGCTTCTTATTAAGCGCACGCACTTTTTTCATTGCATTTTTTAAATTATTCCAGTTTTTAGCATTTTTACCTAACTTACCATAAGCATTAAACTCTTTACTGGTATCATTATAGAGCTGGTAAAAATCCTCTATATTCTGGCTTCGTTTACCCGGCGTATATCCGAAACGACCAATAACAGGCTTTTCATTCATATATTTAGCCGGCAATTCATTTTCACGCCCCAAAACAGAATCGCCGATCATAGCATTTAATGTAACTGCCCCAGTAGCACCTACATTCTGAATCAAGTTATCAATTTTCTTCGGAGAAACATTCAGTGCCTGACCAAGTTTTATTGCAGCCATGCTTGTATAAATATCATATTGATCTCTATCTGGTAGATTCTGCAAACTTACAGGTACGACATTCGTTTCTGTAAAGAAATTATAAGATGACTGCCATTCTAAAAACGGTTTCATAAAAGCAGGAATATAATCAGGCAGCATTGTATCAAGCGTATTAGAAGCCCATTTATTCATTGCATCCGGATTATCATCAAGTAATTTGCTAAGTCCTCTTTTAAATCCACCAGATAAAAATGCAACTTCCTGAGGTAATGGAGTTTTTACTATTTCATCACCAATTCTGGCAATAAAATAATTGTCTCTAATATCCTGCGGAACATCTTGATACCAGTCCTCATCATGAAACGCCAACCATTCAAACAAAGCTGGTAATATTATTGCTGTTCCAACTCTAGCTCCCAAACGTACAGGATGAGCCTTAACTTCTCTAATAAGCCTGTCTGTACCCTGAATAGCGGCATTAAAAAACGGCACATATCTATTATATTTCCGTCCTAAACTGCCAGCTCTACTAAAGTCAGTAGTTATTTCTTTTGCGTCCATCCCAGCTTCCGAAATGCTTTTTCCTCTCCTGCGTCCTGCAGCAAATTCACCTAATCTGGCAGCTTCCTCAAGAGATTGGTTTAGCTTTTGAAAAGCCTTATAAACCATTGTGCCTTGCTTTATACCAGGAGTTTCTTGCAGTTTCTGCCATTTTAAGCTTGCTCTATCTGTAGAAATACGTGTCGTCATCGGTACACCAGCCGCTTCAAACTCTCTATACAGGCTACTTTTTTTACGAATATTGCTTCGAAATGCTTCCCAAAGTCCATACATCGTATTGCCAATTGGTTCGATAACAGGAATCGTTGTATTATTAGAATATAAAACAGAAGTCAAAATATCTCTGGCAAAGTTAAAAGCACCAAAAGCCGGTGTTCCAGTTGCGCCAGCACGCATAACTTCGGCTGGTGTCATAAATACTTTTTCAACAATATTAAATGTTGGCAAACTTAAATTAACCATTGCATCATATAGTTCTGGTGCCGTTTGATATGATTTCTTTTCGCCGTTTTCCCATACAGTAAACACAAAATTCTCTGGTGATCCTTTACCTTCTAAATCTGGCCTTTCTTCTAAGTAACGTCCAATCCCTTCTACATCCTTTAGTCTTGATAATGCCAGTCCTACTTTATTTCGTTCAGCAGCATCTATAGACTTCTGTGTATAGGCAATTAAACTGTCTAATGGGTCAATGACATTCCATTCTCCACCATATTCAACTAAATCTTTTATTGGATTTGCGACATTGGCAAGTCCATTCTTTGGTTTGTAACCTGGAATATTTTTTGCATCCTCAAGTGTTCTATCTCTATACATAGGAACATAATTCTTGTATTTATCAGATAAAATTTTATGTTGTTTTTCACTTATAATATCAGCATCTTCCAATATAGATAAAACATTATCAAAATGCTGATAAACCTTCTCTGATGCAGCGGCAAATTCCTTCGGAGCATTTTCTACAATACTTACTGCAACATTCTTCTCCATAGGTCCATTATATTCTTTATGAATATTTTGTAATTCAAGTTGCCGTTTAGCAGCTAAATATGTAGAAAATGCCTGCCTGTTATCCTTATAACCATTACTACGCAGGTAATCTTTAGGAAACCGCACACTATCCACGTCTTTTAGAATATCCTGCAATGTAACAGCATACTTTAATTTGTTGTTGTAGACTTTATTTAAAGCCTCAATAACGTCTGCAGGTCTGCCCTTATCATCTAAAAGCATTGTAGCCCTTGCTTTTGAACTGCTTGCAGCACTTCTTGCGAGCAAATAAGGGTTATCTTCATATGATAACTCTTTCCCAGTTTTTTCAACAACAGCTTCAACAAATTTATTTATAGGGTCTTTGTCATCAACTGCATATTTATATGCCTCTGCAAAAACATCTTCTGCTTTTTGAGCCATATTTTTTAAGTTTAAATCATCCGCAAAAGATATGGATGCTCTTGCCCTTGCTTGATCGCTTTGCAGAGAATAACGATGCATTACATCAGCAAGCCTGTCAAACTTTTTAGCCAAATCTTTATTATTCGGGTTACCTAATGCTTGAATAAAATTTTCATAATACTTAGGGAAATTCCGCTCTGCCATTTCCGGATCAGCAAATATTTGCCGTGTAAATTCAGCAATACCCTCTGCACGTTTTTCGGCATTAGTATATTCTCTGAATATACGATTATCACCCCATACTTTTTCTGCTCCAGCTATAAGTTCCGCATCACTGCCCTTAACTCCTAATTTTTTATCTAAAAAATGACCTATTTCATGTGAGTATGTAGCATAATCAGCAAAAGTCTTGCTCCTGACAACTTCTGGCCCAACTTTAAACAACCCTTTATATTTTTCACCAACGCCGCCAATACGAACTGGAACGATTGCATTGAAAGCAGCTTCAACCTCTTTTCTAGTAACCGGCTTAATTTCATCTCCACTTCTAGTTCGTCCAGATCTACCAAAAGTAACTTCTTCTCCAGTTGACTTATTCCACAAAGAATATTGTTCTGTCTTTCTATTTTTTAAGTTGACAAAGTCTTTTTCAGTGGGTATATTTAAGGTAAGAGAACTGTCGACTGCTCTTTCCAACATTGGGTATTCGTCCCTTGCGGATTTGAGCCATTCGGCAGTTTTTCCTTTATTTATATACCGCAATCTGCCAGCACTTACATTATCTTCATACCATTTAGTGGCCTGTTGCTTAGTAAATTTATCCTCTTTTCCGAAAGCACTAAGCATTTCATTGATTTCATAGCCCTTTTTATTATTTTTTTGCTTTAATTCAAATGGTGTTACAACCGTTGTACCATTCTGATCCTTTAAATCCAATACTGCAATTATCCTATTTTCGCCCTTTTTGCCGCTATATTCTGCCTCAAAAATCATAAGAGGATCAGTCAAAGCCCGAGGTATTTGTTTTACAATATCCGGGGTCATTCCTTCACCATTAGCAACATTATGCTTGCCTATGGTGATTTTTTTTAGGTTTTTAGGACTTATTTCAACAGGTAATATTTCAGCACCAGCCAACTCCAAAGCGAGAGGCGTAGACATGACCGGAACGGCACCATCACCCTCATAAGTATTTTGAACAATAGCATCAACATTTTTAGCAAAGTTTTGTTCATCAATAGCCAACTTTACCTCTGGCAGACTTTGATTTTCGCTCAACATACCTTGAACTTTACGTGTATCTCTTAACGGTTCTACACTAACCTCCTGCATTTTAAATTCAGGTAGATTCTCTTTGCTATTATCATATATATTATGCAAAATTTTTGATGCAGCATATGTCGCTCTTTTTTCTGTTTCGCCTAACAAAGATGACATTGCTGTTCTGTAGTTGAGAGTGTTCTCCTTTACTGCATGTTTTCCAGCTTTAAAGCCCAGTATATCAGGTGCCAAACTGGCTACTATATCTACTGCAAAAGCACCTGGGCGTTCTTTTGAATATTTTTCAGCCCCCTCTTGTGTTACCACCTGATAAGCACCTGCGCCGGGCAAAAATTCAGCTGCAGTATCAAGTACACCTCCGGCACCTTTTTCTTTAACATTAGCTTGTAAACTTGATAAAACAAAAGGTGACAGCGCAGGCGCTGCAAAACTACTTGGTGCTAACAGTGCTGTGGCCATTGCAGCAGGTGCTATAGTTTCTTCTGTAAAATTGCCTGTAGCCTTCTTATACAGCTCCCCTGCTTTCTCCTGTTCTTTTGTCTGCATCGGGACTGGAGCATTTGTATATCCTTCCTGCATAGGTGTACCAGTCAAAGCCAGTGGATTAGCTACAGCAAGCCGATTAGCTTGTCTACCGACCTCTTGTGCGCCTTGTACAGCTCCTGTAGCAAAATTTTCTATTGCCTCTCCGATTCGTGTTCCTGCGTCTGCAAAAAATTTACTTCTTTCTTCCGCAGTTACATCTTCCATTTGTTCTTCTAATGACGGTTCAACTTCACCCTGGCTATTTAAATAATTCTCAGTCACACGTTCTGCAGCTCGTTGAAAGAAGCCTTTATTTTCAAGAACCGGTTTATTTGCAAACTTTGCCAGCATTTTTTCTCTCGCTGTTGACATTATTTTACACCGCCTTCAATTTTACCTAATTTATCCCACATAATAGTGTCAAGAATATATTGTTCATCAAAGCCATTTTCTTTAGCTATGTCCTGCACATATTCCGTTATTTCATTTTTAGAAGCACCTCTTTCCGCCATATATTCAATATCTGAAAGCATTTGTTCATACTCTTGGTTATTGCTATAGTCCTGTTTATAATCTCTGGTCTGATAATTAGGATTCGCCCAAGCATAATAGTCATTCAAATGCCGAGCTGCTTTATCATATTTCTGTTGCTGGGCAGGAGTTATTTCATCAGCACTATCCATAGCACGGTTATTATATTCTTCCATTAACGCTAAATCTTTATTATAATTACCACTGTTTACATATTCCCACATTGTTTTATCCGCAGTAGTCATATAATTCGCAGGATTTCTAACTTCACGTTGAGCTTTTATCAACGATATTTTTTCTTTATTACTCAAATTAGAAGCGTTGATAAGCCTTACCGCTTCCGCTTCTGTAGGAGCTGTATTTATTTGCAAAGCCAAATCTTCCTTGTATTTTGCAATTTCCTGTTTTTTAGCATTATTGATATCAGACGCTCTAGCTTTAGCTAACTGTCGGACTTGTTTATACATCTGTGGATTAAACGGACTGCTAATCTCACTATTAGTACTAAGATTTTGTTTATATTCACCTAAATGCAAATGATCTCCGCTACCGGCATTATGATAAATAACTTCGCCAAAATACGGTTCAAATACTTTCTTCAAGCGTTCCTTTTGAGCTGCATTGATATTACCTAAATAAATATCAACAGCATTACCAGTAATATGATTACTATTGGGAACGCCGCCAGCCCTGGTATTTCTTTCCTTATCTCTATATCCACTAGTAATCTCTGCAACATTTCCAAATCCCATTTGATTTAAAATTCCACCAATCAAATCCAAAGAATCTTTTAATTCCGGATTAAGGTTCTTCAAATCAGGATTATCCCCCGCACTTATTGGTATAGAATACGGAACAATTCCCTCTAAAATATCATTTTCAGGTCCAAAGTCCTGATCAATCATCTGGCTGAGTTTTGCTTCATCCACATATCCGTCAGCTCCAATACACTTATCGACTATATTATATGCAGTTTGATAATAAACATTTTCGAGCCTAATTTTTGCAAGACTATTAGTCAGTGTAGTATATACATTAGGATCTATTATATCCTTATAAGTCCTAAGTAAAGTATCTGCACTGTTATAATCTTCTTTACTCATTGCATCGCCTATTGCTACTTTTAATCCATCAGTAACCGCAGCAATTTTTGCTCGCATTATAGTTTCATCGTCCCAACCCTTTTGTTCACCACGAATTTGCACTAAAGTACTGGTATCTTTTATGATTTCATTCATAGCATCTAAATCATTATAATTTATAAGCATATTGCTAATGTTATTGTTAGCAGCCGTGTTAAACCTGTTATCATCTGCTATTTGTCTCTGTTTTCTTTCGTGAGATGCCGCCGACCGAAGATAATTAAAGGCATTAGGGTTGAATTTTTGTCTAAGCATTTGGGCACGTCTTTCGTTACCTAAGGTAGAAGCATACTTATCGAAAGTTTTGTTTATAAAATCTTCTGATTCTTTAAGGCTTCCTTCTGCATTTACGCCCTGCCGTCCAAGAATACCATCCTCTCCATTAAAGAAATTTATCAATTCCATATTCATTGCATTAGATGCATCTAAAACAGCTGCTATATCATCATTCTGCATTTGTTTAAAGACTGCTTCATTTGCAGCCCCCAATCCTCTACCAATAGCCTCATACCCAGCGCCATTACCGCCGTAGCTGTTTAAATCGCCTGGTCTTTGTACTTGCCCCTGTATTGTATTTGGATTTACTTGCTCTGCATATTGACTGAATTTCATTCTGTTTGTACCTCCTTTTCGGGCATAGAAAAAGCGCTTTAACAAATTGTTAAGCGCTTAAAGGTGTGTTATAATGTTGTCCGAGATAGTTTGATAGTCGGATTCTCTCCCTGTCAAGGGAGGTGATAGCATGACTGTATACGAAGCCTTATCTTTGATGGTAACCTTTGGTACACTCGTTGCTATCATTTTGTCTAATCGCAAGTAATTTTACTTACATAAGACAAAAGACCAACTAATGGTGTAGTCGGCCTTTTCTTCAAGTCTATACTTTTCAGGAGAGAGCTGACATGCCAATATCAAGCTATCTCTTTTCATTTATTATATAATACATTCCGTACTAATGCAAGCACAGTCTGACTCAATCCCGATACAGTCCGAATTAATACCGATACAGTCTGTAAAATAGCAAGAAAATAAGCCCTGCACAAGGGTTAGCTGGCGGGCTCGTTTTCAAGTACTATTTGTTACAAGATGAGCCGACGCTACTACCCGTCAAGCTATCTCTTTTCGTTTATTATATAATACATTTCATATCAATGCAAGTTAAAATAAACTACCATAGTATAGCCCATATTTTTTGGGATTATAATTTCCAAAGGTCAGATTACCGCTGTTACCCCAACCATAACCATTACCACCTCTGCCATAAGATTGGGCTGCTCCGCCAGTTTTCCCGCTCCCGCCAAAATTGTTATATACGCTGAAAATGTTCGCAGCCGTTCCAAGAATAGTACCCATATTCTGTTGCTTAGCCTGCTGTTTAACATTGTAAGCAGAAGCTCTTGCCGCATTAGCCTGATTTTTATAATTCACTACACCAAGATAGTTGCTCCACTGGTCGTTACGCTGATTACCTAAAAGCTGATTACTGTCTTTTCTATATGCTCTAAAACTCGAATCACTAAGGTCAAGAGCTGTACCCATATCACCGCTGATACCGGCAGCACCAAATGTGGCCGCCTGCTGACCTGCCGCAATACGGCGTCTATCATTGAGCTTTTGTTGTTTATAAGCATATTGCTCTGCTATCTGTTCACCACGCTTTGCCTGAATATCAGCATTTTGTTCTGCAGCCTGTGCCTGCGCATCATAATATGCCTGCTGTGCCTTAGCCTGCTGATTTGTAGACGAGATGGCAGATACACCTTGTAATGCTGTAAGCCCTATACCTAATGTCATTGGATCTATACACATTATATACTCCCCTCCTCAATTACGAACGGAAGAAACTCTTTTCCGTTCTTTTTTATTTTTATCGGTGCCAGGAACATTGCCCCAAGTCTAGCAAGCCACCGTATCGAAGCAGAATTGCCACTATAAACATAATTATAAAGCCGTCCATATTCTTGCACCCATTTCTTGATTAGAAGCCTTGCAGCGCAAATAAGCAGCTCTTTTTTGAAACAGCTTATCCTTTTTGTAGCCAACATCCAAATTTCTTTGCCCGGAACACTAGGAACAGCAGCTAACCCTACAATACAAAGAATATTATCTTTCATATCCCTGTAAATATAACAATGTTCTGCATTTTCAATACTACCGGCAATCAGCATTACTGCATCTTCATCGTATGCTTCTAATTCCTGCCTGTCGCTGTCCCGCAAATCTTTCAGCAACGCTGCAGCAATCTCTATTGCATTATCGACATCCGCTACTTCAACCTTATATTTTTTAGCCACCAAATGTCACCTGCCTTGTTACGCTTAGTAAATTAAATGGGTACGGCTCACTGCTTGTAATACACAGCCTTCCGTCTCGATCAAACCCTCCTGTCGGCGGAGTAGCCTTTTTATCTCCACTATACAATTTCATATTTTCAATCATACTAAATTCATCATAGGCGATAGCATCCTGATTCCCAAATTCGGTGCCAACTTCACCGCCAAGAGTATTCTCAACTCGTAAAATCGCTTCTGACACCTGTTTAAATCTTCCCTGCATAGTTCCGTCCTGTAACTGGATTTCAATGTTTGGAAGCTCGATATTCATAGTATATGGTAATCCTGCAACTGCACGTTTAATTTGTATCGGCAATTTAACAGTGCCATCATCCTGCACCGTATAATTTCTCAATACACGTCCATCTCCCAACACAGAAATTGTATTACCGGCAAGATGCCCCAGTCCTGTTAAAGTATCTGTTGCTTCCTCCATATCGTATTTTTTAGCACAGTCCAGCATTACATAATCATTCGGACTGTCACCATCATAATTATTATCAAAGCGTTCAATATAGCGAACCGTCTCTCCATTTACCACACGTTTTACAACAGCGTAGATACTATCTTCGTCCCCTTCTGGAATATTCACGACAGCTTCAAATTCGCCGTCAGTAATGATTCTGGACCATGCGTATACTTCCTGCTCTCTTATATAAGACAGGCAAGCGATCGTGCCATCACTACGCACGAAATAAATTATACTGTCCGGCTCCTGCTTATAAGCTGAATCGGTAATAGAAAGCCCCTTTATAATTTGCCCTGCCAGTATTGTTAATTCCATGCCACCATAACTGTCTGTTTCAAAGCTGTAGCCCATATCACGAACTGTCGAACCACGTCCCTGTACAAATACAATCCTATTGCCGATTGTAAGTGGTTCGCAATTACTGCAGCCTCTCGTAGTTTGCATTTTGGGTGTGATATTTGTTGGTGTTACAACCTCGCTTCCAGAAACGATCCATTCGTTCCCTTGTGTTAAGACAAGAAGGTCAACAGATGGGATCAAATGTAAAATATCAAACTGTTTTCTGCTGATAAATGATGCAGCAATAGCACTGTCGTCCGTTATCGTCCCACTAACCTTCTCCACGCCAAAATTAGGATAATCCCCGCTTTTTGACATCCAAACCATATAAGGCCTTTTGTTATTTCCACCAAAACAAAGTCTGTCTTGAAAAAAGCATACTGTTTTTGGATAGCCGAAATTGCTGTCCCATGCTCCGAACGCATAAGTAGTTGTACTTTCGGTAGATCCAAACGGCTCATTTACCATTGCCTTAATATTATATTCATCGATATAGCTAATTATTTTTGCTGTACCATCTTTAGTATAAGGAAGAGCGGTTAGTGTTACAGTCAAATCACCGCTCGTTATAGACGCCTCTATTCTCAAATAGGTAGTGTCTGTTACTGTCCCGCTTTCAGTAGGATTAAAATTGTTTGTGCTTGAATATTTACGGTATTCTTTCCATGTAGTACCATCTTCACTTTTTTGTATTTGGAAACTTCCGGTCCAGGAACCGCCAGAAATAACTTTCCAACTTTCTCCCACTACAACAGCGCCAGTAGTTCCAGTAGCATTGTCCTTCAAATTCAATTCTACTGAAAAAGATTCTACCTCATGCGTCAGCCTGATGTTACCATCAATCAGCCCTTCGTTGAAAATCGGTCTATTGCTTGTAATGGTTACAGTACCTGTTGTGCTGGACGGCGTAACCTTTGGATTATCCTGAAACGCTATAGTAACCCAGCCGTTAGAGCCATCTGTTCCGGAAAGGTTATTTTCATCATAAGCAACACCTTTCTTCCCACCAATGCCACCATTACCATAGTTGGTTCCGTCGCTTCCGTTCTTTGCACCATGTTCTTCCGAATACGCTGCAGTAGCCCCACCACCACCTTGAGCTACCCAACCAAAAGCGCTGCTGCTTCCACCGTTGCCACCAGCATTACCGTAACCAGCTCCATAATGCACAGCACCACCTTTGCCACCAGCTCCCACAGTTACAGGGAAACTATCACCTTCGGTCAAATCCATCTCAAAACTGTAAAAACCACCACGACCACCTGTGCCACCTGAACTTTGCTTATCACTTGCTTTTCTGGCTACACCACTGCCGCCACCACCGCCACCAGCTACTTCTATTGTATAACGGCCATCTTTCGGGACTGTATACGTATAATTGCCAGGCGCCGTGTAAACAGCACTCTCAACCAAATCCATAGTTACCTCATCTTCAAAATAAGCATGAGTAAGTTCAAAATCGCCAAACTTCCAATCATCTTCGCTATATCTAGCCAGTTGTTTTACCGGATAATTCCCACTTGTGATATATATAACATCTGCTGACTGAGCAAATCTCAATTTTTCCAAATCAGCTTCTGTAAAAGGCGTTACTATTTCTATCCCTAAATACTTCCCATTTCTGTGGATCCGAATATACTGATCGCCTATTTCAAGCAGATAATTAATATCATCGGTAAAATTAAATCCAGCCAGAATACACCTTTTATCAGCATATTTGGTAGCAATGCAGTAAACCGTACCACTACGACGATACGCAGGACCATAAGGCCTAATATAACAATTTTCAGCAGTCAAAAGAGCATATTGATATTTATCCAAATCGACACGATTAGCAACAGCATTAGATATCTCACCTGCAGTAAATGCAGGCTGCAGTACATAAAAAGGATTCGGTCCGCTTCCTCTAGCCATAATATCACATCCTCGCAGCAAAATAATTGTCAGGGTAATCCAGCTTATCCTGACGTTCAGCTGCTGTGGTATATTTTGCTCTGCTTAATGCAGCCTGTGCCAGCTGATACTGTGTTTGTTGGATAGTTCCATTACCATTTAACTGCAAGCAAATATTAAAGGCCAGCATTCTTGCCAGCGCCTCTGTAAAGTCCGAGCTAAAAAGTTCTGCATTCTCAGCATCATAAGTATACTCTAAATATGCCTGATATACGTTGCAGCCGATAGCCTGCGTATTGTCGCTAACCAAGAACAAATCATACTTGTCCCTCTCTAAACTGCTTACATTTTCTTTTTCATTAAATATGCGCCTTGCACATACACATTTCTCTGGATATGCATACACATACTTCCAATCAGGATTTAAAGCATCCAGTTCTGCAAGCCTGATAATCCTCTTAGCAAATCCCCAACTGTATTCTCGCAATAGTCCTTTTCTGCTATGGTCATAAAACAACTTACACTGCCTTGCAAGTTCGTTATTCTCATCAATAGAAGAAATGCGGCCTTTGGCTAAATAAGCCAAGGCCATATTACAAATATCTGTATTATTCATCACGGAAACACCTCCATGTTATTTTCCTCTTTATTAAAATAGGGACGCCTTTAAGACGTCCCTAAGTGCTTGTACATAGCCGTCACATGACTATATAGGTGTTATTTAATATTTTCTCTAATAAGCCTGATTAAATCTTGTTTACTGGCATTTACCGGATATTTAATATCAGCATTATAGAGCTTAACTCTCAATCCATTTGCTGACATATCTTCAAGCCTTCTGCCAGGTATAACCGTCTTGCCGTTACTATATAAAATCATTTAAAATCAACATCCACAGCAAGAGCTGCAACAATTTTAGCAGCCGTTGCATTAGTAGGAGTACTGGATTCACTGCCCTTAATGCGCAGATATTTTTTTACTCCCAAAGGAACCTTAGCTCTCACAGGTGCCTTTTCGTCAAGTGTAAAACTTCCCAGTGCTACAGCCTCGCTGAACTCCTCATCATCAGCAGTCTCCAATGTCAAAGCAACGCTGCCACTTTCAAGCTTCGCCCCTACATAAAGCCACATCGGATTAATGCTGTCACCGCCACCCATAGCGATAACATCACCGAGAACACCATCAACTAATTCTGCAGCAGGTTTCTCAAAGAAAATATTTTCCTTGTCTAATCTCATTATTCTTCACTCCTTATGCTTCAATTTTAGCTTCGTCTTCACGAATGCAGTCAAGTTTACGCACACGCATGCCATCTACATTTAATACTTTAATGCCATTAGCCAGCGTTTCCATCTCAACATGGACATTATTTTTATCGATCAAGCACAACTTGAACAGCGTATACATGCTGCGAGAGCAGTACATCATAACACTGTCAGGGTTTCTCAGTCGGTCATGGACCCGAATAACATTCTCAATAATCTTCTGTTTTTGAGCAGAAGTTGCAGATGCGAACTGTGCTGCATCAATATTACGAATAGCTCCGACAGCTCTGTAATCGCGAATAGTCAGCCCTACATTCCATGTCCATTTCGTAATCATTGCTTCAAATTCAGTTCCATCATCTGCCATGGTAGTTTGTTGTCCCAGATCTTCTTTTTTCAAACCAGCGCTGCCATTTTTAGGGAACACGCCAGAACAGGTACGCTCACCCCAGTTTACGAAGTAAATAGAGGTATTCTTAGAACCACCGCCAGCATTAAGAGTAGTATAACCCTCAGCTGTCGGATCATCACCATTGCCAAAATAACGATGTCTGATATCGAATCCGTTAAATTCATCAGGAACCTCGCTAAGTCCGCCATAAATAACATCTTTAGCAATACGGTCGCCAAAGCCAGCTACAAATGCTAAATCTTCACTGTAGCGAAAAGCAGCAGGGTCATTCTGCAAACGCAAAAGCTCTACGTCCATCTTATTACGGTTTTCGTATAAAGTAGTCGTATCGTTGATTTGCTTTACCCCACTCTTTTTATAAGGAACACCGGTATTAATACGGCGGATAGAAGGTTCAGGAACTTTTGTACGCTGAGTAGTCACGATGCCAGTAGGAAGATTTCCTTCCATAAAGGTCATTTCTTCTAAAATTGGATTGGATTGAGATAAGACTTCAATGATATCATCTACATTCCCAGATGGATCGAGTCTACCTCTCCAGTCAGCCAAAGTATAAGCTAGTTGATTTAAAACTGCCATTATTCATTCATCCTCTCTTATTTTAATTTAGTAAAATCTGTTTTGTCATAGAATTTTTCAAGACTATTCCTCTGTGCAACAGGAGCACCAACACCTTTGCCAGGATCGCTTTCCAAAAGCCTTCCGAGCATAGAAAAAGCGCGGATAACTTCAATTCTGTTACCTGCGCCTGTTTCGTTTAATGCCTGTCTGATACCCGGAACAGCTTTCTCTACATGCTCCACCGCAAGACCGCAAAGATTGATTGTACTATCAAACTCTGTTCCGAGCTCTTTTTTTGCCGTCTCGCCCCAGTTTTGGATTTCTGTATTTCGCTGTTCGATAACAGCGGTCATAGCAGCTTCTGCAATACCCTTCCCCCACTCACCGCCATACTTAACGATAGCGTTCGCCTGCTCGTTGTTAAGCCCCATATCCTTAATAACCTCTACAAACTTATCGCTTTCTTCCTGGCTGAACTCAAAGTCCTCCATAGCGGAAACAGTTTCTTTAAAGTCATAAGCGATCTGTTCAGCGTTTTCCTGAGATTGGGTTTCTGCTTTACCCCCAAGAAGGGTATCCTGAGATTGGGTTTCATGCTGTGTGTCCTCTTGCTGCTCAACTGTTTCTGTGCCCTGCGTGTTATCGTTGGCACTTGTGTTGGTTTCATCTTCCATTATTCATCGTCTCCTTCCAATTGTTCGGCAACTATTTTCTGTGCCTTGATTTGAGTATTTATATATTCAAGCTCAGCTTTTTGTTTGAGCTTTACTCCAGTGATACCAAGATTTTGAATATCGTTTAGAATCAATAAACCAACTTTTCGCATGCCCTCGTTATAAAAGGTCTGCGAATTACCAGTGAAGTTATCCGCATTAACTTTTGTTTTGTCCAGCAACCGCATTAAAAACCAACGTCCGCTTTCGCTATTTAAGATGGTCAGCAGGGCATCTTGATCGCGTTTTTGAAGTTCTCTATAGAAAAACTCCTGCAATTTTGCTTGCCTGCTGTTTTGGTCTGTAATCGACTTATACACCACCTGCACCACCTCCCATACCAAGCCAAGCTGCCATTGCCGGATTTCCGTCATTTGCAGCCTCAGTCATGTTTTTTGCAGCCTGCGCTGCCGGTGCTGCTGCCTGCATAAGAGCCATTGCTTCCTGTGCCTGCTGCTGCTCTTGTAACGCCTGTTGCTCCTGCTCAATGAGCTTTTTAACGTCATCATCACTACGTTGCATAGCGGCAGGAGCGCCAAGCATTTCAAAATATTTGGACAAAGTTCCAATAGGATCAACTTTTTTTAGCACCTCTGGCCAAGCCTGCGCCATCTGCAGCGTAGTAGCAAGAGCCTGCTCAATATTAACAAGCCCACTCATTTTCTGTGCCTGTGCCAGCGGAGAAATATACTCAATTTTGATATCCTCATTACTTATGCGGTCCTGAATTTCAGGCGGTATCGGAGGGAAAGCTCCTGCTCTTTCAAGGATGTTATATATCCTTACAATGATTGGCGTTAGAAACTCATCCTGCAGACGTTCCACCACAGGACCAAGTTGTTGTAATTTTTCCTGTGTACGCTCCATAACCTCACGTGCTGTCATCTGCCCGTTATCTACGCTATCCAGCATCAAGAACAAATCTGCACTATAATGCCTTTTGATTGCATCCTCCGTGCGAATGATCTCCTGTGAAGCATGGTCAATATCCAAATTGATCTGGAATAGCGGCTGAACAAACTGCTGTGTCTGATCGTCTACAGCGGTCATTCCTCCAGGGATAAGATTGATACCACCATTGTTCAGCAGCGAAGCTGGGCCTTTCATCGGCGGCTTAACTCCAAGTTCAATGGCTGTCAGCAAGTCTTTTTTCATCATTTGAAGAGACTTACTGTCACCTTCAGCAAACCACCCTGGTCCTTTGGCATACGGCTCAAGACCATTGACGAGATACCTTGCAACTGGTATAGCCCATTCTTCGAATCCACCTACATATAGAAATTCATTATCCTGCGACTTATCAAGCCAATAAACTGACCTATAAGGCATATTCAACCTATCCATATATCCTGGAAGCCGTTTGTCATTTGGTTCTACAAGCCAATTTACAGTATGTTTTTTATCAAGTCCGGTGCCATTGGCTACCTGCTGCTGCAGATGTTGTGGCAAACTTTCACTGCCGAAACAATCTACAATCTGTGATAATGTCATTTCGTACTTGCGTGCGAATGTCTGTACTTTTCCAAATCCATCTACACCAAGCGCATAAGTCCCTATAGTCATAGGAACGCATCTAATACCTGTATTTGGGTCATAAAAAATTGCCATTGGGCATTGTCCAAATGGCAATTCAAGATATACCGAATGTATGCTGTTATAAAAATTACTTTTTGAAAGCACTGCGGCTACTATTTCCTGCCTTATGTCCAGTACTCTTGTAGCTTCAATATCGCCACTCATAGCGCTATTGCTAAAGCCTAATTTGAACCACTGGCGACTAGGCGGAGTTAATCCACTCATTACGCCTGCAGCAAATATTTGTGCAGCCAGCCATGCAACACCCTGAGCTATTTTCAAATCACGTCTGCGGGCAGGATTAGTTTTGTCAGCCGTATTATCAAATTCGCCTATAAACGGCAGCTGATAATCTCTAATCTCTTTCCAACGGATTTCATAATCAAGCCGTTTTTCATAAAGATCTCGCATCTTTCTAACTAATTTTCTTTTTTCTGGCCAGTGACTTTTTAAAGATGGTCCGTCTGACGGGTGCGTTTCCGCAGGCGCTCGTGCCACAATTGTTTCAATTTCTTTCTGCTTTACTTTAGCTTTAGCCATTTTCAAACTCCTAACCTAAAGTTTTTCTTCCAGAACTGCTGCCTGCAATAGTATTACGATCAGTAGACACTTGAGTGGAAGCAAACCCGCGCCTTTTATTTTTCTTTGCCGGATCTGTTTCTGTTCCAGTCTCCGTACTGGTCACTGTCGTAGGAGCCGGAGGCGTTTCAACAACCTCAGGCATTCTAATACTCCCACCACCAAATACTTTCTTGAAAATTCCCATTGCTATCACTCCTTAAAATATCGAATATTCTGTATTACACATCATCTTCCGGCCATACCCAGGATCACCCGGTTTTAACCTTGGATAAACAGGCCTTGCAAAAGTCAGAGCAAGACCATCTGCAAGATCGGGGCTTTTACCAATCTTTTCCTTAATTTCTTCTTTAGGCTGTAAGATGATTTTGCCACGTTTACTAAACTTGTACTCTACGATACTAAGTTCGCTTTTTAATTCCGGCATATCAGGTATAGCTCCGCCAGACTTGAGCCATTCAAGCATCTTAAAATACATCTCAGCACGTATATTTTCAAAACGCTGTTCATGCAGTGCATTGCCCTGAAAGTAGACTTCACTGATATTGTTGTACCCCAACTGCCTAATGCGATCTATAACTCCAGCACCCATGACTCCGGCGTCAATAAAAGTCATATCGGCCTTATATCTGATTATCGCATCAATAACTCTTGCCGCCATATCCATAGTGTCCAGACCTTTGTAAACTAAAGGTTCATCTACCCATAGTCCCTGTCTCTTAAAAATAGTAGATCTGTCATCACCATATCTGGCTATATCAACGCCAAGAATAACTGGAGCTCCCTGCACGTCTTTTTCTTGAAGCAATCTGTGTGCTGCCTCTGTAACTAAATCAATAGGGATGACGACATTACTAGCCGATGCAGTAAAATCACAATAAAGTTCCTGACGTATTTCTATATCCGTCATATCTTCCATCATCGACTTAAGCTCTGCTTCATCCAACACACCGCTTTCATCAGCTCTATAAAGGCAGGTAAACCAGTCTTCGCTGCGTTGCGCTCTTTGGTATATCTCATAGAACTGATTCTGCCCTTTAGGTGTTCCGATAAAATAAGCGAAGCCCTTGCGGTCAGCTAACGCTGGCCGTATTACTTCGCCCCATAGTTCAGGCTTTATTTGAGCATATTCGTCAAGCACAACGCCGTCCCAGTAAGTACCGCGCAACGCATCAGGCTTATCCGCACCTATAATATATATCCTTGCCCCAACAGCATTTTTATGCTTTGATGGCAATTCTATAAACAGATCGCTTTCATTTACCTTTCTGCCAGGAATCGCGCTTGTGTAATACTTCAAATAGTTCCAGGCAATCATCTTAGCCTGATTCCTAAACGGCGCTACATATGCGAACTGAGGGCTTATAAGCGTATTTTTGATAGCACTCTTAGTCAGCTCATTTATCATTCCTACAGTCTTACCATAACGTCTGTGAGCTACTATAACGGCGAAACGATATTTATCAAGTGCAGGATGAATTATGTCTTTCCAAAGAGGTCTTGGTTTGTATGGTATAGTTATTACTTTCAACCATCATCACCAGCCCAACGAAAAGTAATTGGTTCACCATCTTTACCGCTAACCTCGCGCTTCTCTACAAATGCTGCTATCGATTTACCATATAGCTCAGATGCTTTAAGCCTATCATTCATACGCTCTTCTTCGTCTTCCATAACATCTAACCAGAAGTCTTTTAGTCTGCGAAGTTCATCTGCAACCTCTTCTTCTTGGACTCCACGAAGTTCGTTCATCCTGTCGCAAATGTTATCATTTGTCAACAGTCTTGCTGCCTGTTGCCTGGCACTTCTCTCTGAATATCCTGCTTCTATGGCTGCCTGCTCCTGTGTTTTACCACCTGCAGCCATAAGCTGACAAAATTTCTCCTGTCTTGGATCTTTTAATGCAGCCATCTGTTATCACCACCTTGCAAATAAAAAAGCACCTAACCGAAGTTAAGTGCTGTGTATTAAGTTATATGCTAATTTTTGATATATATTACCGTGTTTTGTCGGCTTTTTAAGGCTAAATTATTTATGTAGATTAAACATGCCGCTGTATCACCCCAACGGCAGGGTCGAGCAGTTGCCGGATTACCCAAACAACACACGCACCTTTAAGCGTGGATAGGTGTTCCCCATCTATGCCGTACCCGTGGTCTGAGCTACACGGGCTTTGTTGTAAGCCCACTTACTTACAATACTATTTTAACTCATCAAAACAGGTAATATGTCGGAAACTTTTTTTATTTTATCAAACCTTTTTTCAACGCCAAACCAACAGCATCCCTTAGAAACTCTTTACGAAATTCATAACAAGTATCTCTATTCACACCGTTTAATTCTGCAATTATTTTCATCGGCTTCCTTTTTTCATATTTTTGATACATAACCTTGCCAGTAAGCTGATTTTCATGTATCTTATACGTTTCTGCGACAACTTCAAGCCATAGCTCCGGATTCATTATTATTGACTGATATGGTCCATATCCAAACGATATCATACGTACTGGCTCAACGTTCTTCAATGCTGCTGTTTCTGTAGGATTACTGATAAAAGCATGACCACCACCGCCCGTATGTCCTTTTCTTGCAGTACGCTGCTCTTTTTCCTCATCGACAGCTTTTTGTATTTGTTTACGATCCCAAAAGTAACGCTCTACATGCTTAATATACTGTTCTATTAGCATAGCAGTCTCCTTTTAGCTTTTCTTTGTGCATCTCTGGTTTATTGTTAAAATACTAAATCGCCTTAAAGCAACAATGAAAATAAAGGTTAATATCCAATGTTCGTATGTAAATTCAAATATCCATTTTATTAGATCAAGATAATTCATATTACTACCTCCGACCAAAACAAAATACTAAAAACCCACACATAATAGCAAAATAAATTATCATCGCTAAATTATCGCCTATTTCACTCATCAAATACACCGTCCTCATTATTCAATATTATTAATATAGCTTCTGCCTGCTTTTTAGTTAGTTCTTCGGGAAAAGCACATTCAATATTCTTAGGCAGTCTACTAGTTAAATCATAGCCAGTTCCGCCTTTGACTACTTTGTCAGCCTGATATGATTGAATATCGTCCGGCGTAAAAGTAAAAACCTTTGCCATATACACAATGTCGTAATGCTCTAAGCTTCCAGCCCATTGGACTGAATGCCCATGACTTTTATGCCAAGCTGATATTTTCATTAGAGCCAGGTTAGGCCAATTATGACTATCTACATCAACAAGACCTATTTTCATATCAATCTCCTAAAACAAATTTATCGGCATATCTGCTTCTGCGACTTTTCCAAATACGTCAAGTGCATTACCGCATATGATTTTATTCATAAAATTCCCCACCATATTCATTGCTTATGCTAATATCTTCCTTTTCTCGTAAAGCCTTGAATTTACTGACTGTTTCCCGTGCTATTACGGCTCGTTGGTCATCCGACCACATCAAGCAGTTCGGACAAATACGCAACTCAAATCTACGTCCTCTGGTTATATGGCTACCCGACATAGTGTCCTTATGGCATATATCGCAATTCATGATCTCACCTCAAAATGGTTCTGACTTATTAGTGTTCAGTTTGTCAAAATGTTCTTCGCCTAAAATCTGTAACTCTGCCATATCTGCTGCCATGTTATACATCTTTGCGTGTTTGTTATCGCCGTGGGTATCAGTGACCTTTGCCCTAAATTCAGCAATAGTTCCCAAGAAACAACCACAAGAAACTGTAATACCTTTTTCTTTATTTTTAAAAAACGTAGTGAAACCAAACCTACTACCAATACGCCCAATTAGTAAATAGTCAGCGTCGCCGGACACCTCAGCGTTGCTGGACACCTCAGCGTTGCCGGACACCCTAGCGTTGCCGTACACCCTAGCGTTGCCGTACACCCTAGCGTTGCCGGACACCCTAGCGTTGCCGTACACCCAAGCGTTGCCGGACACCCTAGCGTTGCCGTACACCTCAGCGTTGCCGTACACCTCAGCGTTGCCGGACACCCTAGCGTTGCCGTACACCCTAGCGTTGCCGGACACCTCAGCGTTGCCGTACACCCTAGCGTTGCCGTACACCCAAGCGTCGCCAGTCTGCGCTAAGTTATCCTCTTTTTCTACGTATCCGCCAAGTTCACCAACTTCAACACTCCCAAAGCTAATTAAAGCCTTAATCCTAAATAATTTCTTGCCCCATTTTTCTATAAACTCTGCTGTTAATTCATACTTTTTCATAGTTACCTTGCTCCTTATAATCAAACTTTAGTTAAATCACCTTGACGACGTGTTGACTGTTTAGGTGTTACATCAGGCACTAACGGGTGATATTTATAGCACCGTTCACGATCAGCGACCACATAGGTAAATCCGCTTTCTTTGTCCACCCTCAAAAACGGCTGATGTCCACTGTACGGGCAATCACAAGTGTTAATGCATGCAGCGCATTTTCGGTCAACGTCTGCGATGAAGTTGATATCGTTGTAATTACGCTGCAAGAAGCTATCGTCGGCGTCAGGGAAAATCCTCTTTGCTGCAGCTCTAGCTTTATCGCTTATTGGCGGCCGGGGCTCACCAAATGTTTTACCAGCGGCAAGATCAGCAAATAACTTCTTCACAAACTCATTTGCCGCTTTAGAATTACGCTCAATAGCTTTCTTCTCTGCGCCGATTTTATTTTGTCGTAGGATTGATAAAGTATTATTAATATCTGCCCATGTTGGCCAATATTTATTATTATCAGCGATATAATCAACAGTATCGCCCCACATCTCAATGTCTGTGTATTTATAACGCTCCAGGGTTTGCCTTTCGATAGTTTTTTTTGCATCTTCGCTTCCCCAGTTTGGCTTTAATCCCGCCGCCTGCCACACTTCATAAGCTGCCGTTATCTCTCTAAGTTCCAACATATGGCATATCCCTCACTTCCTCCCAGTCCAGCCCCATAAAACAAGCCAGTCTGTATTTTCTTTTCTCTGGAGGTATCGCTGCCCAGCGCTCCTTATTTTTTGCAATCCATTCGTCTTTCTCGTGTGCTTCCCTGTCAGCAGCTCGCACTGCTTCAGACAATTTGATTTCATCCGTCCAGCGTTCATCCTGCAAAAAAGTATCAGGATCAGGTATGTACCTTCCGTTCTCCTCCTGCCACTGATTAGTTTTTTTGTATCGCTCAACAGCAGCATTAATCAATGCATACTGTTCTTCAGAGTGTACACGCATATTCATCCATGCTATTCTTGCAACAGGCTTTTTCCTTTTCGACGGATATAATTCCCAAAATCGCTCAAAGCCTTTTTCTTTTTCGTTAACCTCTAATCCATTTTGGGTTTGCTCGCGTGCGTGCGCGTTATTATTATTATTATCATTGTTTATCATTGTTATATTATTATCATTATTGTTAGATGTTAGCTGACTGTTAGGTTGTCTGTTAGGTGTCTGTTGACCGTCTGTTAGCTGACTGTTAGGTTGTCTGTTATCGACTTCCCTTTTTCCTTGATAAACCTGCCAGTTTACTATAGTTATCAGCCTTCCAGTCTTTGTTGATTGGTCTGTTAAAAAATTCATATTTTCAAACTTTTTTAACGCAGTCCTTACATTTTGGACTGTTAGTCCATTTCCGCAAGCTTTTACGATATTAGGCAAGCTTGTTATAAATTGTCCCGGTTGGCAAATAAATTCTTCTCCCTGCCAATACCACTTTTTTTCACTGTGATTTGCCATTAAAAGCAGAGTGATTAAAATTACCTTTTGCTCAACTGTCGTAACCTGCCAAATCGGACTATCTAACAATTTTCGATGTAAAGCAATAAACCCAGTATTCATAGCACTTTACTCCTGATGGTCATATTTTGTAGATAAATACGCTTTTACCTTTTGCCCAATTACAACGCCCTCGGCGGCATTGTGGCGCAGGTAATGACAGTCATTACAAAGCATTGCCATATCTTCAAGCCTATCCTGTCCACCTTGTGACTTTAGCGGCTCGTGGTGAGGTTTTACACCAGGTTCCACAAAGCGGCTACAATTTACACACAACCCACTATCACGGTCGTATACTGCTTCACAAAGTTTTTTAAGCGCGACACCTTTAAGCCGTATCCGCTTTACTTTTGGAATCATCTTTATTGCCCCATTTATTCAGCATTTCTTCGATGTCAGCTCTAGGTCTCAGCTTAACGCCCTGCTCTTCTGCCATAGCCAGAAGGCAATCAATAAGCCGTGACATTTGTTCACGGTTATACTCCCTGCTGCCAAGATAAAAATCAGCTTCGTAATCGCCAGTTACTATGACAATTCGCCCAACTCTGCCGGCAGTCCAGCCTTTAATCATATACTCCAGCGATTCTTTATCTATAAAATGATAGTTTCTGTAAGGCCCGCAATCTTTTATTGCTTCCCTATACACGTCCTCTTTACTGTAGTAAACCTTTTCCTGCGACAACTTTTTAGCTATTTCATCGCATAAGTGCCAGCAATAATTATTAGCTGACAGCGTTCGCACCTTTGAGAGCGGTTTTATTTCTACCTCAAGGGGTTTCCCTCGTCTAATCGATTCTTGAAGCTTCTGAACGTCTTCTGCTTCTCTAAAGGGCACCGATACCATTAAACCAATACCTTCAGTACCCCTTAATACAACTAAATCTTTTACCGTGGTTTTCATTCCATTGCCTCTTCTGCTGCTTCTATTGCATCAAGACACGCTTTTGCTGCAGTATGGGCATTCTGGTATTGACGCTTACTTAAAATAAAACGTAATCCGTCTATGCTCATTTCTTCTACTGGCATCCAACCTTCTTTCCCTTTGACAAAGCATTTTTCTTCCTCAAACTTTACCCACGGATCGGGAGCTTCTATACCTTCATCTATCCATTTTTGGATTAACTCACCAGTAGCAGGAGTGATAACATCAATCGTGTCTTTAAAGAGACCTGTACGGTCCTTGCTAACAAGCGCATAATGTTTTTCACGCTCTATATCAAAAACAATAGTGAATTCATATTCCATTCCCTCACGTTGTATAGGTGCCAAACCTACTTTTACAGGTGTCTTTTTACCTTTTTCGTCATTCTGCATTTCATAGGCCGTTTTTGATCTCATGGTTACGATTACATGCATCTGGCATTGCAGTATAGCATCTACAAGTTTGTTATGCTCCGGAGTTACATCACGCCATGCAACGAAGCTATTTCCACTTCTACTAGCAGCAGTTTTCTTATCAATCATTTCCAAAATACCGCCTTGACCAGACCAAGCATGAGATAAACTGTCAATTATTAACACACCATATCCAGCATCTTCAGCTTCTTTAATCGCACTAATAAATTTATTAGGAGAAAATGGGGGGACAAGTTGTGCCACATCATATTCGCACAGATCAGAGTAAAGTTCACCGCTACCATTTTCCGTATCAATCATAGCTATCTTTTCACCTAACCCTTGTGCCATCAATAATGCGGAATATGTCTTACCGCTTCCAGATACACCACACAAAGCAATTTTTACATAGCTTCTTTTACGTTCTGCCTTTTTAAACATTACTTATTCCTCCCTTTACACCGCTCTGCACGTCTAAGCAATTTAACAGCCTGCTTTGCGGGGACTTTAGGCTCACCGTATGCTTGCTGAAGCGCACGAAAGGCCGCTAACTTTTCTTTCTCATTCATTTCTACGTCCTCCTAAAACTCTCTAAATGTTTGACCGCCACATCTACAGCGTGTATCCTCTATTGGCACTCTACATCCACAATGCGCACATATAACGACCGGATACGGAGATGAACGGACTGGAAATTTAACTGGTTCCGAAAACGTCTTTTTTATTATTTCTACCGCAGCATTCAATCGATCAAATTTTTCCTGCTGTAACTTATCCATTTACAAATCACCTTCGCTCATGCTAAAATGAAGGTGGACGCTAAACCTAGTAAAATTTACATGTCCACCTTGAGCTATCAACGTTGCGCCGTTGGTAGCTCTTTTCTTTTGCTTTCTCATAATCACTCCTCCTAATATAAAAAGCCAATTTTCATTATTTTTTTGCTATAATATATACATAAACCCTAAAGGAGATATTGCTATGACCCCATTAGAATTCTCAATAAATACAACATTTGTAACAGCTTTCATAACAACAATGGTTAATGGTTGGCTGTACATTATTTATCGATCTTTTAAAAAGATGCAAAAAAGAACTTATCTAAAATTTGTTTTAAAAGATGACCTGCTAACCAATATTCATCAAATAAGAAGTGTAATAAAAAGTGATTTATCGCGTTCTGTTAACATAAGCTTTTGGGACGAAAATAAATTTGCATTCAGCGAATTGAGCACAAAAGAATTTACAAGTTACTCAAAATTTATACGTTCAATAAAAATCTTTAACGAACTACCAGCAAATGAAGAAAAATTAAAAGAAGGAGAAAAACTTATTGATCAAGCATATACACTATTAACCAAAACATTATCGACCCCACCACCGCGCCAATAAATAAATCTTCACTCAATATGCACAGACCAAGAGTAGCCAAAAAATTAAATAATAATAATAAACTTATATAACCGTTCACTTTGTACACCATCTAACACTCCTTGCTCGGCACAACAGAATCCATCAAGAAAATATTGAAATCATAATGGTTGTAAACCACTTACCGGTTTGCCAAATTGGCAGGCCGGTTTTTTATTATCATTCTCTTCGCAGCACCCTTCTGACAAACCATATTTCCCGCTACAAACCTGATTTTGTAAATCCTCTGCCAGTCTTTCTAAAACATCACCAGCTTCATTTATCGTTAATTCATTCGCAGAAGCAAAGTAAAAAAAACATTCTCTCAAGCTTTGATAATCATCCGGTGCTACTTTGTTATTAAACATAAATTATTCCTCCTTCGCTCATCTCAACACCCCTACTGTCACTACAGCAGCCATAATAGCTACGTATGTTCCAATAAATATTGCAGTAGTCGCTACGGTAAAATCTCTAATCATAAGCCTGCCACCTGTCCCATAGCGTAACCAATGTTGTAGATCAGCTTAACTACTATTGCTATAGACAAAGCTGTTAATGCCCATACACATGGCTGCTCCTTAATACTCTCTTTCGCTACTACTGCTGTTCCTGCTACTTTGATTAGTGTTCTCATAATCAAACCTCCTATAAAGCCTTTAGAGCTGCTTCAAAATCAAATTTTTTCCTTCGCTGATTAGTTCGCTTTATACCATTAGGGCGGTATTCCATATTTTCATGCATGACCTTTGATAACGCTTCATCAACTAGCGGAGGATCTAGTCTGTATGTCCTGCCGATCCTAAGATGTGGGACTATTCCTTTACGGCAATAACCTCTAACTGTAACAACTGGCAATCCTCTGCTTTGCGCGTATTCAGAACATGTCACTAGTTCCATCTTCCTGCTTCTCCTTTCTTTCAGTTTCATCAATGTTTTCGCCATCTTTAACATACTTTTCTTCAAATTCTTCAGGACTTAATTTTTTTACCACTTCGACAAATTTTGCCAAAGCTTCATCTTTCTTACTCATGGTATATCCCTCTTTCAAAAAAGTTGATATACCAGCCAAAGCATGTTATAATGATCTCGTCAGCTTCGGCTGGTCATAAGAAACACTCGCTGGTCTTTCCACGGAAAAGCGGGTGTTTCTTTTTTTGTGTTGTAAAAGAACCTGCTCCTTCTTATAATGATTGTAGGAAGGCAATATCATTTATTCCAAGCTATAATTAAGTAATAATTCACAGAGGTGATATGATGTCTAAAATCACACTAATTTTTTTAACAGCTCTTTTTACAACCTGTTCCAGTCTCGGCGTCGCATACTTCGTGCAATGGCTCAAAGACAGAAGCCATAACAAACATCAGCACGAAATCCGACAAGCCTACAAAGTTTTATTTGAAACTATTTTGTATTCTTATTCCGAATGCCTAAAGAACGGAAATCCTCATCTTTGGGAGAATTCTCTTTGGACGAACCATCAAGCAGAATTTGCTGAATTTTTTCCACACGATACAACACAATTCGCGAAGATCTTGCTTCGTGTTCAATATCCCGTAGCTTCGCCATTATTACCTGGCTGTCCTGATCATTTTGACGTGATTCAAGAAATCGACGATATTCTCCAACACATGCAACTGCAACAAAAGTAAGCAGTCCCATCAGCCAACAGGCACAAAATCCTAACATATAAAGGAATTCTTCCATGGTTACGCTCCCTTTGTTTTTCGCTTTTCAGGCGATTTTTCAGGCAAAAAAATTTCGATAAGCGTATCTCTATCAATGCTGAGTATTTCTCCTATTTTTTCGGCTTCATCTGTTCCAAACTTCCCATGCTTCAACCGTAGTTGCATTGTTCGTTCCGACATTCCAAGATGTTGCGCTAATATTTTTTGATTAAATCCTTTTTCCACCATTACTCCTTTTAGTTTTAAAACATTCATTTCACTTACCTCCAAATCGCTTTATAAGTTATTTTTATTATACCGTTCTCATTTTCGCTTGTCAAGATATTTCTTTTGAAAAAAGAGTAAAATTTATTGCTTTAAAAGTTACTTTATGATATTATGTGTTTAGCAAGAGTTTACAGAAGGAAGTGAAAATATGACAAAAGGCGAAAAACTTTATAATGCTAGAATAGATAGGAATTTTACAAGAGCTGAAGTATCTCAAGCAACAGGAATAAGCGATAAGTTGTTATTTAAATATGAAAAAGACATCATTACTAATATCCCGCTCGATAACTTAGAAAAATTATGCTCATTTTATGGAATAAACCCAACATATATTGTAGGTTGGGAAGATAATACAACCAAAAGCAACGAAAATACATTTAATAAAGCTTTGGATGCACCTAAACAATATCCATTCATTCCTGACGCTGTAGCAGCAGGTATACCATGCACAACAATAGAAGGGCGGAAGGAATTACCAACAATAGGTATTTCTGACGCTATCATGGGTAAATATGCAGGTAATAAACATATTTTAATCATGCGTGTTAATGGCGAAAGCATGAATAATGTTATACCTAGTGGTTCTTTTATTGCTGTAAAAACAGATATAGAAGTAAAAAATTTAAAAGATGGCGATCTTGTTGTATTTGGCAAAGAACATGAATATAGTCTAAAACGATTTTATGATGCAAACGATAGAATAATATTCAAACCTGATTCCAGCGATCCACGTTTTACAGATCATGTGTATAACAAAAATGATAGTGTATTTATTGTGGGTAGAGTTGTATTATCAATCAGAAACTATGAATAACCATCAATAGCAGTAACTATTGAAACTGCTATCACTCAAGCAAAGAAACTAAAAAGGAGATATCAAAGCAATGTACGGCGACGGTACTATCTGGTACGATAGCAAACGAAAAAAATATTGCTACGACTATTGTGACAACGACGGCAAACGTCACCGAAAACGCTTTGCCACCGAAAAAGAAGCCAAAGAATTTAAGAAAGAAATCCGTGCAGAACGTGATAAAGGAAATCTTACATCCTCTACTATTACCATTGGTGAATGGGTGATAGAATTTTTAGAAACATATCAAAAACCACACCTGCGCAGCAGCAGTTTTGCAAGGCAAAAACAAAGTGCTAATAAGCTTGCTCCTATTGCACATATACCAATTGACCAGCTCAGCGGCAAAGAAATACAAAAGCTGTATAATAGCTATGACGGGATTTTAAGCACATCCTCAATAAGTAAGATACATAAGTTGCTTTTCGCCGCTTATAAGAAAGCTGTGGCTCTGAGAATGGTACAATATAATCCAATGCAAGCTGTCGAACCGGTGAAAATCAAATATAAAGAAATGTCAGTATTTTCTTTTAGTGAACTGATTCGCATCTTCCGTGTACTACGAACCAATAAATACTATAAGAAATACTACACATTATTTTATTTACTCCTGGTACTTGGCTGCAGGATAGGCGAACTTCTTGCAATAAAATGGGAAGATATTGATTTTGATAAAAGAGAAATTTGTATACAACGCGCAAAAGACAGTGGTACTGGGCAAGTATTCCATGATCCTAAAACAAAAGCCGGCATACGTTACGTTCCGATTGTCTATGATGCATGTATCAACCGACTAAAGGCTATGCAGACAAGCGGTAAAATTACTTATATAAACGGCTTCGTGTTTTGCACTGAAAACGGCAAAGCCCTTAACTATGGAAATATCCGGCGCGCTTGGTTAAAGATATGTGAGTTGTCCGGAGTAAATAAAAATATCCATACATTTAGGCATACATTTGCTACAGCAGCACTCACTAAAGATATACCTATCTTAGAAGTATCAAGGTGTCTTGGACACGCTGACGCAAACACAACACTTAAAATGTACGGACATGCAATGCCAGGATTTAACAGGCATATAATAGACCTTTTTCAGAAGAAAAAATCAAAGAGTGCGACCAAAACTGCGACCATAAATCAGCAAAGCTAGTTATATCAACAGTTTTAAGACTTGTAACAAGCCCTCCGGAGCCGTGTGCGGTGGTTCGATTCCACTCGGGCGTACCAATGGAAAAGACAGA